CCTCCTCATACTAACCGACGCTAACGATTCTAACAGAACGAAGACGGTAAAGATGAGTGGGGTGAAGAGCTATCTCAACGTCAACACATACACTGCAAGTGTTAATGTTACTTCTTCTCAGATACTAAATTCTTTTAGCCAACCCGTCATTCTTATTCCTGGAGTTGCTACTAAGCATATCCAGCCTATATCGGTGATGGTAAAATACACTTTTAACACTACCTCCTATACCGCTCCTAACGACTTTGTTTTGGGGTTAGGTGCTGTGGCTTATCCGTATCTGTCTAACGGTATACCATTTGTCTATATGAATGGTATTGTCACTGACTTCACTTTTGGTCTACCAACCAACTACGCCACAAATTTCGGTAACACATACTCTACTGCTATAGGTGGAGATAATTTATTGTTCGCTTGCGACACGGCTAACCCTACGCTCGGAGACGGCACTCTGACTTTTGATATTATGTACAGACTTGTAACCGCTTAAGATATGGCTAAAATTGAAAACACTACCGTCTATCCTTTAACGATCCCTTCGGTGGATGACTATCTTATTGGAACAGACACAAGCGACAGTAATAGAACGGTATCGTTTAGTATATCGGATATCACGGCCACGGGTTTACTTCAAGGTCTGCAGTCTGTCTTAGACACAGGCAATATAGCCACGCAGAACATAAGTCTTACAGGAAACATTACGGTAACAGGGGATGTATATCCTATTACCATTACTGCTCAAGGTACGTCAGGAGCGGCGGGTCAGGTGTTAAGCTCTACGGGAACGGGAATAGAGTGGGTTGATGAGGCCGCTGTAAGTTGTTGCTCCCTGGACGACACCCTTACTATAGGTAATACTACCTCTCAGAATATTACAACCACAGGGAGTATCGTTATGTCTGGAGCGGCGCAACAGTTACTTATTACAAATGCGACTACAATTGCTTTAGGCCTGGGAAGTTATATAAGTTCAGTCTCTGATATTATTTTAAACGGATCTACGTCGGTTTTAAACTTCGGCCCCACAGCTGCTATAAATGATTACGCTAACAGCGTAGGCACGGCGGGTCAAATCCTTACGGTTAATGCTTTAGGGACAGGAATAGAGTGGTCTACTGGTGTACCAGCAGCTTCTACTCCTACACTACAGGAGGTTCTTACAGCAGGCAATACAGCCACAGGTGTAGGGGCATCTTTTTCTGGAGCTGGCTTAACATTCTCTGTGACCGCTCCTATAAGCTCATTCGCGCCAAATATTTGGCACGGGACTAATTCTTTTCTTAATAACGGAACTTTAATTAATACAGCGGGTATTGCATTAAGCGGTTCTCTATGGGACGGCGCCAGTACAGGAACCGCCTCTCAAGTATTAACCTCTACCGCTACGGGCGTATCGTGGTCCGATGTTTCGGCAGTAGGAATAACGGATGTTAACGTTACGAGCCCTATCCCTGCGACGGGACCTTTACAACCTATAACTGTATTGACTCCTGTTCCGGGAACCAGAAGCATTAGGCAGAATATTTATGCGGGGGCAGACAATATCGGATGCGTCCCGGGTCTTGGGACACCGACTACTTTCTTACGTGGAGATGGAACATGGGCTACACCTCCAGGCACAGGAGTAACCTCTGTGTCGTTCTCGAATACGGGCGTAGCTTCTTTAGGGCCACCGTTAGTTATCACTCCTACCACGGGAGCTGTCGTTGTAGAGGCTCGCGAATTTGCTGGCGCAGCTCTTACAGGAGTTGTCCCTGACTCTTCGGCTGCCGCACAGACTACTACTTTCTTGAGAGCTGACGGGACGTGGCAAACTCCAGCTGGAGGGGGAGGGGGAGCTCCAGAGTGGGTGAATACACATGTGTATGCTAATAGCAAGTGGAATATGGCTGTGGCAAACGAATACTATATAAACCCAGGGGTTGCACAAGTTGGTTTTGCCCTGACGACCACCTCTTATGGCATGCTCCACGGAGCTTCAGACCCAAGTGTTGTAGCTATTACTGATGCACAGGCAACGTCTAACGTTTTCCAAGTCAACCCCGGAACAGGAGCCTGTATTACTGCTTACCCTAACCACACGCTATGTAACCTCGCTTATCAATTTTATCCTGATTTTGCTGCTACCTATACATTTAAGTTGTGGAATATTGATTGGACAGGAGGACTGGCTGACGTTACTCCTGCTGCTACACTTTCTGTAGTAGCTGCGGCAAACACGTTATATACAGGATCCTTTGTGCTGGACCCCGGCGGTGTGCAAAATATACTCACCCCTCTTAGCGGTTTTATGCTAACGATTCAGTCAGATACAATTCTGTCTAATCGACTAATGCAGCTCAATATGGGATTCAAGTATACAGCTACAGCATAATTAAATTAAATGAAATGGACATTAGAAAAATATCAATCGGCGCAGACTACAAGTCTGGCGCGATGCATTACATAGTGGGACAAGATGTATTGGGCGGGAGCCATAAGATACATCTTATACAAGACCACGAAGAAGCGTATAGGATCTGGATACAGAAGACCGAAGAGGTATATCTGTGGAAAGAGTTCCGGAAAACGCTTCCTATTTCTCTGGAGTTTAATATAAACTTCTAATGAAGTCTCCCTTTAGCTTTCTTGTAAAAGCATATAACGAGAGGAGATACGATAACATTAAAAAAGTAGGTGACATTGATTTGGTCACCAGCGTATCTAAAGAGGATCACGTCTCTTCTAACCGCTTTGCGGTAGTAGAGGAAACTCCTATTGACTACTGCGGGCCTGTAAAGAAGGGCGACACCCTTCTCGTTCACCATAACGTATTTAAGTACTACTACGATATGAGGGGTAGAGAGAAGAGCGGAAAGAGTTTCTTCAAAGACGACCTATTCCTTATCGATCCAGACCAGTTTTTTCTGTATAAGTCTGCAGATAAGTGGAAGGCATATGGCAAGTATTGTTTTATAGAGCCCGTTAAAGCCAGGGAGTCTGTGGTATATAAGCGTGGGGAGGAACCTTTGGTTGGGATAGTTAAATATATCAACGCTGAGCTGGAAGCTTTAGGGGTTAAGGAAGGCGATGAGGTTTGTTTCGAACCAGAAAGTGAGTACCCCTTTACTGTGGATGGAGAGAAGTTGTATCGTATGTTTACCAATAACATCACTATGATACTATGATATATATAGTTGACGATATAATAGAGCAGGATATTTTTCAACTCGCTACGGACTATTTATCCGAGGGAGAATTTGAAAAGGTAGAGTCTGGGGGGAAAGACTTTTATATAAAAGAATCTCCAAAGAGCTTTACTAAATACATCCTTTCTAAGTTACAGGCTAAGGAGGGGAGAGAGATGGAGTGTATCTTATCTTTTTTCCGTCAGGCTACGGATGAGTTAGATATTACATGGCGTATCCATTCGGACTTAAATATAAACGGCCAACGTCCAGACAGGGCGTTAGTTTTATATATGTCCCCCAGGGAAAAGGAAGACCTCCACGGAACAGCCCTGTGGGAACACCACAGGTACGGTAGAGAGCTTCCAAAAGAAATTACGGACGCGGAGTATGACCGCATGATAAAAGGGGACTCAGAGGTCTTAGATATGTGGAGGCTAAGTTCCGTGATTGGGTATGAGCAAAACCGTATGGTTTCATATCCATCCAGCTATTTCCACAGTAAGTATCCAAACACCTCCTGGAAAGAAGGTAGACAAGTATATGTAATGTTTTATAAATATAAAAATTAAATCATGGGAGTACAGAAAAACATCTCTCTACTAAAAAGTAGGAACCAAGACGTAACAGAGAATCTAAAGAAGCTTATCCTGGAGGAGAAGCAAACACGAGAGTTGGCTATAGGCACCTTGGAGTTGTTGAAACTTATGCCAGGGTATGACGAGGCTTTGGCTTTATTAAAAGAAAGAGCTGAGCAAGATGGACATCAAGGAACTTAAACTAAGTATCATTGAGGCTGGCGAACAAGCTGTTAAACAGTTAGTTAAGGTAGCGAAAGAAGATATTATAAAGTATGACACCGAGGATGAGTTGGCTGCGGATAGGTTAAAGAATGCTGCTGCCACTAAGAAGCTTGCTATATTTGACGCCTTTGAGATACTTAAACGTATCGAAGAGGAACGAGCTATATTGGAGGGGACTGTCGTAGAAAAGAAAAACAATACACCGAAAGGATTTGCAGAGTCACGATCAAAATAGTTTATATAAGGTTATGCATAGCCATGTGCCTAAGTCTGTTCTTGTTTCTAAAAACAAGGCTCGGAGTTGGGCATATGGGTATAACGAGAAGTATGATGTAATAATTATTTCCCAAGACGGAACGTTAGGGGAGATATATTTTATCAATGGATTATATATAGGTCTACCAAAGCTCTCTAAGGATATATCAAGCAGATCAAAGAAGAAGGAGGAGCAATACTGGGAGCCTACGCCTATAGCTCGAGAGCTTAAAAATATTAAATCTATCTTCCAGTGGCACGAAACGCCAGACACGTTTAAAGCCGAGTGGGTGGACTATGTCGAGCAAGAGTTCGACAGAAGGGAGCAGGGGCACTGGTTTATGAATAACGGTTCTCCTGTGTACCTAACGGGCACACACTATATGTACCTTCAGTGGACCAAGATAGACGTAGGAAATCCTGACTTTCGTGAAGCAAATAGGATATTCTATATATTTTGGGAGGCTTGTAAAGCAGATAAGCGTAGCTTTGGGATGTGCTACCTTAAGATACGTCGTTCAGGATTCTCCTTTATGAGTTCATGCGAAGGTGTAAACCAAGCTACTATAACTAAAGACTCCAGGATAGGTATACTTTCAAAAACAGGATCAGATGCTAAAAAGATGTTTACCGATAAGGTGGTTCCAATTTCTAACAACTATCCTTTCTTCTTTCGTCCGATACAGGACGGAATGGATAAGCCTAAAACAGAGTTGGCTTATCGTGTTCCTGCTTCGAAGATTACAAAGAAGAACATGTACCACCTCGCAGACGACGAACTGGAGGGACTGGACACGACGATAGATTGGAAGAACACTGGAGACAATAGTTATGACGGAGAGAAGCTTCAGCTCCTACTACATGACGAGTCGGGGAAATGGGAGAAGCCAGACAATATTCTAAACAACTGGCGTGTCACTAAGACATGCCTACGTTTAGGAAGTAAAGTTATTGGGAAGTGTATGATGGGGTCTACGTCTAACGCCTTAGATAAGGGTGGAAGGAACTTTAAGGCCCTATACGAAGACTCTCTCCCTACGAAAAGAAACGCAAACGGACAGACCAAGAGTGGGTTGTATTGTTTATTTATCCCTATGGAGTGGAACTTCGAGGGGTATATAGATATATTCGGGATGCCTGTCTTCACTACTCCAGGGAAACCTATAATAGGAATCGACGGGGAAGACATAACCATGGGGGCTATAGACTACTGGAAGAATGAGGTGGCTTCTTTAACTCAAGATCCCGATGCTTTAAATGAGTTCTACAGACAGTTCCCTCGCACGGAGTCGCATGCCTTTAGGGATGAGAGTAAGCAGTCTTTATTTAATCTCACAAAGATATACCAGCAGATAGACTATAACGACTCTCTTATAATGGACCACCACGTTACTCGAGGATCGTTTAGATGGAAGGACGGTATAAAAGATTCTAAAGTCATATGGTCGCCCGACAAGAGGGGGAGGTTTTTGGTTAGCTGGACTCCTCCCCCGCATATGCAAAACCGTGTAGAGGTAAGGAGCGGAAGGAACTATCCCGGCAACGAACACCTGGGGACGTTTGGGTGTGACTCATATGACATCTCTGGGGTGGTCGTAGGTAAAGGATCAAATGGTTCTCTTCATGGATTAACGAAGTTTAATATGGACGAAGCCCCTGCGAATGAGTTTTTCTTAGAGTATATAGCCCGCCCTCAAACGGCGGAGATATTTTTCGAAGAAGTTCTAATGGCGTGTGTGTTCTACGGAATGCCTATCCTATGTGAGAACAATAAACCAAGGCTCCTGTATCACTTAAAGAATAGAGGGTATAGAGGGTACTCTATGAATAGGCCCGATAAGATCTACAATAAACTTTCTAAAACTGAGAAAGAGTTGGGTGGAATACCTAACACTTCGGAAGATGTAAAGCAATCCCACGCCTCTGCTATAGAGTCTTATATAGAGAAATATATAGGCATAGATTTAAACGGGGACTTTAGAGACGCTGAGGACATGGGGGTTATGTATTTTCGTCGTACCTTAGAGGATTGGGCAAAGTTCGATATTAATAATCGTACTAAGTTTGATGCGTCTATTAGTACAGGGTTAGCTATTATGGCAAACCAAAAACACTTATATACCCCTTCTAAACAGACTACGAAAATAAGCATTAACTTTGCACGGTATAATAACAGCAGTTCAACAAGTCAGATACTTACATGAAAGGACTTCAAGTAGAGATTAATTCAGCGGTATTCCCAAATCAGTTTGTATCTGATTCGGACAAAGCAAAAAAAGAGTTTGGCCTTCAGGTCGGACAAGCAATCCAGTACGAGTGGTTTAGAAGGGATGGGCTATCGTGTAGGTTCTATAGTCAGTTTCAAGAGTTCCATAGGCTAAGGCTATACGCTCGAGGCGAACAGTCTGTAGGTAAATACAAAAACGAATTAGCTATAGATGGAGACCTGTCGTATCTAAATTTAGATTGGACCCCTATTCCTATCATACCTAAGTTTGTAGATATAGTAGTGAACGGAATGTCAGACAGGTTGTTTGATATTAAGTGCTACGCCCAGGACTCTCTCTCAGCAGAAAAAAGAAACCAGTTCCAAGAAATGGTGGAAAGGAATATGATCTCTCAAGATCTGTTCCGACAGATAAAAGCAGACTTTGGGGTAGACGCCTTTGAGATAAACCCAGACCAGCTTCCGGAAAGTGATATCGAGATGGAGCTTTATATGCAGCTTAATTACAAGCCTGCTGTAGAGATCGCTAATGAAGTAGCTATAAACACTATGCTCGACGAGAGTCATTATAGTGATATAAGAAAAAGGGTGGATTACGATATGACTGTCCTTGGTGTAGGGATATGTAAGCATACTTTCCAGAAGGGAGACGGAGTAAGGGTAGAATACGTAGACCCGGCTAACGTGGTGTATAGCTATACGGAAGACCCATACTTTAAGGACTGCTTCTATTGGGGAGAGTTAAAGACCATTCCTATTACGGAGGTTTTAAAAATCAATCCTGATCTTACTCCAAAAGATTTAGAAGAGATATCTAAGTATAGCCAGTCGTGGTACGACTACTATAACGTAGCGGCTATGTATGAGAACAGTATGTTTTCCCGTGACACATGTACTCTCCTTTACTTCAACTACAAGACGACAAACAGTTTTGTATATAAGAAGAAGAAGATGAGTGACGGCAGTTTTAAAACTGTTGAGAAGGATGACCAGTTCGACCCTCCACAGGAGATGATGGACGAGGGAGAGTTCGAAAGGGTAGAGAAAAGAATAGATGTATGGTATGAGGGCGTCATGGTAATGGGGACCAATATTATTATACAGTGGGATATGATGAAGAATATGGTTAGGCCAAATTCAGCAAATCAATTTGCTATGGCCAACTATGTGGCTTCAGCCCCAAGGATGTATAAAGGAGTGGTAGAGTCTTTAGTGAGAAGGATGATCCCTTTCGCGGACCTTATCCAGATGACACACTTAAAAATCCAGCAGGTAGTTTCTCGTGTCGTTCCAGACGGAGTCTTTATAGACGCCGATGGTTTAAACGAGGTGGACTTAGGAACAGGCAGTGCATACACTCCTGAAGATGCTTTACGTCTATACTTCCAAACAGGTAGTGTAGTAGGAAGAAGCTACACCCAAGATGGTGAGTACAATAACGCCAAGGTTCCTATCACTCAACTTACAGCCAGCAGTGGCGGCAGTAAGATGCAAATGCTTATAGGAAACTATAACCACTACTTAGATATGATAAGGCAGGTGACTGGATTGAACGAGGCTCGTGATGGGTCTAAGCCTGACTCTAACTCCTTAGTAGGCGTTCAGAAGTTAGCTGCTTTAAATTCTAACACCGCAACGCGACATATACTTCAGGCCAGCTTGTTTATTACTAAGACTATTGCCGAAGCGCTATCGCTTCGTTGTGCAGATGTTTTGGAGTACGCCGAGTTTAGAGATGAGTTTGCTATGCAAATAGGGAAGTATAATTTAGGAATCTTAGAAGAGATCTCGAACTTATATATATACGACTTTGGAATCTTTATCGAGATGTCCCCAGACGAAGAGCAGAAACAAATGCTCGAACAAAATATCCAGATGGCCCTTTCTAAGGGGGATATAAACTTAGAGGATGCAATAGATATACGCGAGCTACGAAACCTTAAGATGGCGAACCAGCTACTAAAGGTCAAGAGGAAACAGAAACAGCAGCAGACGCAGCAGATGGAAGCTCAGAAGCAACAGATGCAGGCTCAAGTAAACCAGCAGTCGCAACAGATGGCTGCTCAAGCGGCTATGCAGAAGATCCAAGCGGAGCTTCAGGCTAAGATACAAATCAAGCAGGCTGAGATAGGCTTCGACATCGAAAAGCAAAAGAACGAGGCTATGCTTAAGCAACAGCTTATGCAGGTGGAGTTCCAGATGCAGATGTCTTTACACGGGGCTCAGCAGCAACAGATAGACATGAGGGAGACACAGCGTGAAGATGCTAAGTCGGGACGCATCAGTCAAGCCAATACAGAACAATCGAAACTAATCCAGCAGAGGAAGAATAATTTACCGCCTATAAACTTTGAATCCAATGAGGATAGTTTAGACGGCTTCGACCTCGCTGAATTTAATCCAAGATAATATTACTAACTTTACAAAAAAATCTAATTAAATGGAAGAGTCAAAATTTGTTGTGAAAGCAGTTTCCGATGTGGAAGAAAAGTCTACAGCGGAAGTGGAAGAGCAGCTACTAAAAAACCATGAGGAGAAATTCTCAGCGGAAGTGAGTGAGCCTGGATCAGAGAAGGTAGATGTAGTCGCTGAAGAAGCGGTTGCCTCTCCAGAGGTTCAAGAAACAGGTGAGTTAAAAGATGAAGATATCCTTAAGTATATTAAGGATAGATATGATAAAGAAATATCCTCTGTTGATGAGTTGTTTGCGACGCAAGAAGCGAATGAGGAGTTACCCGAGGATGTGTCAGCGTTCTTTAAATATAAAAAGGAAACAGGAAGAGGGATAAATGACTTCGTAAAACTACAAAAGGATTACGACGAAATGGATCCCACGGAAGTGTTGTCTAATTATTACTCCCAAACCGAAGAAGGGTTGGACGAAATTGACATTCAAGATCTCATAGAAGATAAGTTTGGATACGACGAAGACCTGGATGAGGATAAGGATATAAAGAAAAGAAAGTTAGCACAAAAACGTGAGCTTGTAAAAGCGAAGAAATTCTTCACTGATCAGAAAGAACAATACAAAGCGCCCCTTGAGTCAAGTGGGAGCCTTAGTTCCGAAGAGCAGACAGAAGAGTTTGATCGCTATAAGAGCTTCGTAGAGGATTCAACTACTCGTGAAGAGGAAATGAAGAAGAGGTATAGTTGGTTTGTTGAGAAGACGGGTGACGTCTTCAACGACGACTTCAAAGGTTTTGAGGTTTCGGTAAACGACAAAGCATATACTTACAAACCTGGTGATGCGTCAGAACTGATGAACAAGCAGAAGGATGTAAATAATTTTATCAAACCTTATTTAGATTCTGAAAGCGGCATGATGAAAGACGCAGAAGGATACCACAGAGCAATGTCTATTGCGATGAATCCTGAAAAGTTCGCCAAATTTTTCTATGAGCAGGGCAAGGCTGAGACTATTGATGATGTTTCTAAAAAATCAAAGAACATCGATATGGTACGTCAAGCCCCTCAATCTTTTAGCAAGGATGGTTTAAAGATCAGACCTGTTGGAGATACATCGAGCGGAAGAGGACTCAAAATTAAGAGTGTAAAAAGAGTTTAACAATTTAAAATTAAGAAAATATGGCAGTAAATGCTACCCCAGGAATCAACTTAATCCCATCTGCGGAACGAGTTGCACTTTCTACAAACTATATTACCAACTTCGACTTCTTGAATCAGTATCTTCCTGATACATATGAGAAAGAATTTGAGCGTTACGGTAATAGATCGATCTCTTCATTCCTAAGAATGGTGGGAGCGGAAATGCCTTCTAACTCTGACATGAT